GTAGCCGCTCGTGCTAAAAAAACACCATCATTGAGCGCACCCTTGCGTAGATTGCATGGCTTACATAAGACTCTTAGATTATCTAGATCATGTGTACCACCAGCCTTGCGTGGGATGATGTGATCGATGTGCATCTCACCTTCATCTGTACCACACACAGCACAGCTGCGCCCATCCCTATTGAACACACGCTCACGCTGTCCTCTATAGCGTCTGCTATTTAACTTATCTAATGCCATCCCTTAGCCTTCCAATGATCTAATGCAGCACAGTAGTTAGGCTCATCATACTCTGTAACACCATACCTAACAGCAACATATCTACTAGACCAGTCATACTGTTGTTCCGGGTTAGCATCCTTTAGCCATATAGATCTACCCTGCATGAAGCCATAGTGTGAACCATTAACAGCTGAGAAGTTCCAATTACTCTCTTTAGTAGCAAGAGTATCTAAGCAATTATAAGTAACTAATGTTAAATGGCTTTTAATATATTCTTTAATATTAAACTCTTTTACTTCGACTGCTTTAGCAGTCTCAGTTATAACTGATTCATTTATGAATAGAGATCCCCCGACAGCTAAAATCGCGGTCGCGAGCAACCGCGCACACGCGCTCGCTAGTGATTTATAGCGTACCAGCCTTGTCAAATCCATCGATGATTTACGCATGATCTTGGGCGTGTCTAATCCTGCATGCAATCGTGTTTAGTATCCAAATTAAAGTCACAGTAATAGCATCCCATCGGCTCACTACAATATCTGCAGCTGTATTCAAACATTATTTCGTTACAACACATCATTAAAGTTGTGCTTGGATATTCTATGTAATGTAATGACATTATTTATCCTTTCCCCATCCAGTACCTTTGAAGATCGCTGGAGTTGCTTGAAATACCCGAATCATGGGAGTTGAACAATGCAGCACCGGGTTACTAGCTGCGCTAATTGAGTGTTCTAACTCTTGTGTTTGTCCGCATACTATGCATTCATAATCATAACGAGGCATTGTAATCCTTACATTTAGTGCAGTATTCATCATTGATTAGCCAGGTTCCACAGCCTTTACATCTACTAGGCTCTTGAAACCATTCTATGTAATCGACTTTATTGAGTAGCTGGATCAGGTCAGAGAATCGGAGCATGGCTCCATACTCCCCAGCATCTTCACCCTGTCCGTTGAATCTCATCACCACAATGCTCAGCTTCCCATCTGCGCGTTTGCGGGTCTGATCCAGCCACTCCTTCGGTTGGAAGGCAGCCCTAGCCTTTACTTCGATGTCGAACGGGACACCAGTAACATCACTGCCTTGCCTACCTGCCCCAGCACTTTCAGCATATGGGAACCACTTTTTTAGGTACTCAGCGACGCTTTTCTGAGTGCGATACCCACGATGCTTACGATGCTGGGAAGTCATGTTATAACCAGATAGGTGGGCACTGATCTGCCCGATTCTTAGATGGACATGTGTAGCCTTCGTAAGGCTTACCGGACTTTGATGATATGCCTGTCTTATGCACCATGAAGTCATGCTGGCACTTAGGTGTTTGAGGAATCTCTTTAGCATTTAACTCTGTTGCTACTAAGTTCATAGCATCATTAAGTGATGGCGCAGCTGATATTGGTATTACATTCATATCATCTTTGGGATCTGGAATGCTCCAGTAATCTACTGTTGCTTCTTCTCGATCGACTTTGAGTTTAATAGGCTTTTCGACTTTTGCCATTTCTTCTCGGCTTGGTCGCTTGCCTTTAGCCGCGAAACCTGCATTTGCAAGAGCTCTGCCAATAGCAGAAGTCTCGCAGTTTTCCAATGCGCTAGTTGCATTAACGCCTCTGTCAGTATCCTTCTCCTCAGCATAGCCAGTCGAGTATGCGACTTGGTCGAGGTAAGTGCGGTAGAGATAGGCTTTAACAACATATCGATGAGCTTCACATATTTCCAATTCCGTTGATACGCGTCCATCTGGGAACTCCTTCCAGAACTTTTCCAGTCGGCTCTCGACTGTTTCATAATCGGCTAAATTAAACGCCATGATTTATCTCCTCTTGTTTTACTAGAAACTCGGCTTGCTCAGTCAAAGGCCAATGAGATCCATCAGGCCAGATCGACACCCAGACAGCGCAAGGCTGGCAATAGTGTCGGTTGATACCCTTAGACTTAGCATGCTGACTTACCACAGTCCATACAGCTAGTGTCTTACCCTTTTGATTTGGGTGATCTTGTCCCCAGCGCATCTTGCAATAATCACACCACTGTCCAGGCTTGGCCTTAGTAACTGTCAAGGTCATTCCAATCAGTTGATGTAATAGCGCCAGCGATTGCAGAGTAGCTACAGATGTCTTTGTAACTGTCCGGGTGGTTTGCTGTAGTTTTAATGCGCGAGATCTTGGTGAGGATGAGACAGATTGCGACCTCGTGTGGCTCGATGTTCTTGTCAAGGTACACGCTCCAGAGTCTTGCGATCTGAATGTGATTGAGAGTTGAATCGCCGTACTCACTGCCTCGTTCGACAAGGAGCTGTTTGGCTTCATCGAGGATTTCACTGGCCTTCACTCTGACCAGAATGTGTGTCGAGCAACTGAGCGACCCAGTTGGTATCCTTCTTCTTTACCTTGCTTGTGTCCATGAGCATAACCAGCTAAAACACCTACTGCTAGGAATGCTGCCATGCAAAGCGATAGATATAAATCTAAGTTCATTTTGCCCTTTCCATCAATGACCATCACTGATAAGGCAGAATCTACAGGTTACCTAGGACTAATCAAGCACCTTTTGGTAACGAAATGGTAACAATTCTCCAGCATCCATAGCATCATCGATATCACGCCTAAGCGGATTATCGAGATCGTCCATACCTGCGACCGCCATAAGCAAATGTCCCATCCTTCTCGATGTGAATTGTCGATACCTGTACGCCTTTAGCATCCTCTTCAACGATCAAGAATGCCTGTTGCCAGTTCATTGTGCCCTTTGTGTAGTGAGCCTTGCGGATGTCCATCAAATGTCCACCTTCAAAGCCTCTCAGGATACGCCCTAGTTTGCCTCCAGAAGCCTCTGTAAAGGCCGATTGCCCTGCTCTGTGAGTGTGTCCACAGATCACGCTTAGGCCATGCCTACGGGCTGCTTCTAAGGCTGTGAGTCCAGGAGTGGGTTTGATTGCCTGTTCATCACCATGAACTGCCACATAGCCTTTAGCAATCGGATATGGCTTCTTATGGTATGAGATACCCAGTTCATCGAGCTTCATAAACTTCTCGAACTTCAATTCTGGTAATGATAAGAATGCCGGTATTTTATTCATAATCACATTGTAAAGACGATCAGTGTGATTTGATCTAATCATCGCAGCTTCTTTAACATGCTGGGTTAATTCCCATAGCACATCGACTGCCATATCTCTATCAGCAGCTAGTGTTTGTTCGTACCATCCTGGCTTGTTCTCTGTCCATCTGCTGATCTGTGGGAGGTCGATTTCATCTCCGAGAGTAACCACAGCATCTGGGCGAAATACTTTAATAAAACTCGCAACATTCTTTACTGCTACTTCATCGTGATATGGGACTTGTAAGTCTGGTATTACGACGGTTCTCTTCATTAGTCCTCGTCATCGTCAGGGTAATAACCCGGTAATCCGCTTGGGTTATCATTGATCCGCTTAGGGAGAATCCATTCAGGGTATGAGTATGGATCCATTATTAGTGACAGGCATATATCCACAGCAAAGCCAGCCTTACGCAAGGCTTTGTAATACTCGTTAAGAGCTATGGCATGCGCTTCTAGGGCTGTGTAGCCCTGATCCTCTAATGCCTTTACTTTGCGCGGAGCCATAGGATTATTTTAGCGTTCTAAGAGTATGTTGTAAATCTCATCGACTCGTGTGTTGAGTCGCTTGATCTCGCTCAGTAAGTGTGTGATCACATAGCCAGCCAATCCACCGATTGTCACAACAGTGGCAATATAGAGCTGAAAGAAGTCTGCCTGTGTCATCGCTTGGGTGTCGCATATCCAAACACTCCAGCTAGTAAAGCCCAGAGAATTGAGCGATAGTCAGCTGCGAAGTTACTCGCTGCCCAAGCTGCTAGGAATGCTCCTGCTGTCAGTAGGTATGGATTCTTCATATTCATAGTTTGCTTCCTCTGTGATAGGTGAGATAAATGTGTCTGTTGCTTCATCATAGGTATCGCCAATTCCTGCGTATTTGCCCCTTATACGCCCGTTGTATGAGGTACGCACACAGCGTTGCCCTCTGAAATTGCCGTACCATTCCTCGGTTGATAAACCTTCAAGCAATTCAGTTTCATCAATACCAGTAATAACTTCTGTAACTATGTTATTTTCATCTAAGAATGCGTAATGCGCCATTATGCGAAACTCACCACCCCAGTGCCAGCAGTAATTGATGTGTATTTAAATCCACCAGAAGCCGCTGGTGTTGTGCCTGTTAACCCTGTTCCTACTGTAATGGTTAAGGTGTCTGGGTATTTAAGAACAACAATTCCAGAACCGCCAGCAGCACCATTTCTGGCAGCACCACCGCCACCACCGCCACCACCTGTATTGGTTGTACCAGTTACCGAAGCATTGGTTATATTGATACCGCCAGCACCACCACCGCCAGTACCGCCAGTTGAACGAACTGAACTTGTAATAATTCCACCTGAGAAAAGACCGCCACCGCCACCACCAGCGCGAGTTACAGATGTTCCAGTAATTGATGAGGCTAATCCATTACCACCATTGCCAGCAGTTAAAGTTGTAACAACCAATGTAGCAGCAGAACCAACTGCGTTAGCACCACCACCACCACCACCAGCACCATAAGAACCACCAGTGGCTTCAAATACACCGTTGCCACCATCGTTGCCTTGACCAGTTGGAGATGCTATTCCTGGCGCAACATTTGCAACGCCACCTGAACCTGAACCACCTGAACCACCACCACCGCTGCCGCCATCTCGACCTGGGTAAGCAGCGCTGCTACCAGCACCACCGCCACCGCCAGTTGATGTAATGGTTGAAAAAACTGAGTTATTGCCGTTTGTGCCTTTTAATTGCACACCACCACCAGCACCGCCACCGCCAACTGTTACTGTGTAGTTTGTTGATTTAGCAGCAGAAAATCCTGTTGCTGTTTTGTAACCACCAGCACCACCGCCACCGCCAGCATAGTTACCACCGCCGCCAGCACCGCCAGCAATAACTAAGTATTCAACTAAAAATCCTTTTAATTTGCTTGAATCAACAACCCCTAGAATTGGCATTAAGAAACATCTCCAATGACAATCCAAGAGTTAGCAGCAATTTTCATAGCAGTAGCCATTGAGTTAGCAACGCGTAACTTAGGTGTAGCACTAACAGCAGCTGTTGAAATCACAGTAGTTGTACCCGGTGTAGTAGCACCGATAGTTGGTTGCCCTGCACCAGTAATCCAGAACACATTGAATTGAGTACCAATAGCAAAGTTAAAGGTTGCATCTGTTGGAATGTTGAACTGCTGGGTAGCAGCATTATTCATTGAAAATATATTGCCTTCATCGCCACTGGCAAAGGTATACGCAGCAGTCTTAGCAGTGTATGCCAGGGTAATCTTGGGTGTAGTAATTGATGGTGTTGTAGCAAGTACGACTGATCCTGATCCGGTAACTGCAGTCCATTGTGTGTTGTAATCAGTTCCATCGATCTTAGATAATAACTGGTTTGCAGTACCGCCTGTAGGTACGCCTTGACCGTTGGTTCCATTGGTTCCGTTAGTACCGTTCGTTCCAGCGGCACCTGTAGCACCAGTTGATCCCGTTGCACCTGTCGCACCAGTATCGCCTTTGGGAATTGTAAAGTTAAATACAGCAGCTGAAGTAGTTCCAGAATTATTTACCGATGCAGAACTACCAGCAGCACCTGTTGTAGTGCTGCCTACCGAAACTGTGGCAGCTGCGCCATTAGTGCCATTAGTGCCATTAGTGCCGTTAGTACCAGCTGCGCCAGTAGCACCTGTCGCACCAGTGTCACCCTTGATGCCTTGTATACCTTGGATACCTTGTGACCCAGTTGCCCCAGTGGATCCTGTAGCACCAGTAGCACCCGTTGCTCCTTGAGGGATTGTAAAATTAAATATAGCAGCTGAAGTTGTGCCGCCATTTGTAACGCTGGCAGAAGTACCAGCAGCACCTGTTGTGGTTGTACCAGCTGCTACAGTCGCAGCAGTGCCGTTAGTTCCGTTAGTACCGTTGGTTCCGTTGGTTCCGTTAGTACCAGCTGCTCCAGTCGAACCTGTTGCACCAGTATCGCCCTTGATGCCTTGAATGCCTTGCGCTCCTGTTGCACCCGTAGCACCTGTTGCTCCAGCAGCACCTGTAGCACCTGTGGCACCTGTTGCTCCAGTAGCACCGGGTTGGCCTACAGCACTGACAGTTACAACATTAACTTGCTCAGTTACATCAACAGCCGCAACGACAGGCTGAATTACAATTAAGTCACTCATCTAGTGATCTGCGCATTCACTGTGGCGACTCCTTGAATGAGTCGAGTAACAATTCCACCAGCTGAAGTAATTTCTAGATCGTAATCGTACTTGTCGGCTTCCATGCCACCAGTCTGTGCAGCTGAAGCAACGATAGATAGATTGCCTGTTGCTCCAGTAATAGTGATACCAGCAGCAGAAGTAAGGCTTAGTGCTGCTGTGGTTGATGATGCTGTCTGTCTAAACTGCATGGCTGCTGTATAACCAGTTAGGTTAATAGCAGTACCAGCGGAGTCTTTGTAAGTAATATTAAGAGTCCAAGTAGCACCCTGATCGATAGTAAAAGAATATTGCTCAGCCATTTGATGATCCCCCGATCATAGGTATTTGAAGAAACTCACCATTAAGGTCAGCTTCTTTCGTAAAGCTGATATGGCAGTGATGATTGTGCTTGTTGATCCCTGTGTATTTGCGCCACTTCCAGCCAAGGAGCGGACTCGCGATCTGTCCATCGAAGATAATGTAGCCAATGCGCTTTGCTCCATCATGCTTCGCAAAGAGACGAATCTGATCCGCAAGATCTGGCATACAGTCAGGTTTAACTTTACCCGAGAGATCTCGATCGACATCGATGGCACGAACCCAGCCGAGAGCATCTGGATTATGATCTGACTTACGCGCAGCGTGTCGTGTGTCGCCGATCCAACCATCAGAAGTTCTATCTCTATCTGGGAAGGCATCATCGATTTGTTCACGAAGTTGGATCCCGGTCTTAGATAATTTCGGCTTCATCGATCACCTCTGGTGCTATAAATACATCTGCCACTGGATCATAGGTATCACCGATGCCAGCAAACTTGCCTCGAATAGTTGCGTTGTAACTAGTCTGGATCCAAGTGCCGCCAAGGCCAAGAGTGTTGGCTAGGAAATCCGCGCCTACATCCTCTAGTGAGTTATCTACAACTAGAACGCGTAGAACAATGTTATTGCTATCGACTTCTGCAAAGTGTGCCATTAGAAAGTTATGCTCCCACTTCCAGTAAACTTGTAGATCTTGTATCCACCGCTTGTAGTAAATGTAGGTGAACCTGTTGTAGCTGATGCATTGGCATAGGTATCTGCGTAGCGGATAACCACGATGCCTGATCCACCTGCTGCAGTTGAAGTTAGGCTATGACCTGATGCTCCATTACCTGTGTTTGCTCCACCTGCTGTTGCGCCTTGACCATTACCACCAGCTGAGTAAGTAACTGATGATCCAGTAATAGATGATGCTGAACCTGCTCCACCATTACTTGATGAGTTTGCAGCAGCGTTTGCGCCTACTGCACCTGCTCCACCACCACCTGCTTGTGCTGTAACGCCCGTACAATCGCCGCCCTTGTTACCTTGTCCTGATGTTCCATTAGCACCTGTTGCAGAAGATGATGATCCTGTACCAGCACCCGAACCTGAACCGCCTGTAACTGCCGCGCCATAAGCCCCAGATGTTCCGCTAGTTGCTGATCCGCCACCGCCCACTGAAGTGATCGATGAGAAAACTGAATTGCTACCATTACCGCCCGGAGTCAATGCTGAGTTACCACCAACTGTGCCACCTGCTCCTACAGTTACAGTTAGTGGAGTACCTGCAGCGACTGCGAATCCTGTTGCTGTTCGATAGCCACCAGCACCAGCACCAGTTGAATTACCTGTTGTGTAGCCGCCTGAGCCACCACCTCCAGCAACAACTAAATACTCAACGCTTGTTGGCGTAGCTCTGCCATCGGCACCAAGAGCAGCTATTACATTTAACATTATCCAATAGCTCCTACGACATACCAAGCATCGGTAGCAGTTTTAATAAGAGCTGCTGATTTGTATTGACCAAGAGTAGGTGATGCGGCTGTTGCGCCACCTGAAAGCACTGTAGTAGTTCCGCTGGTTACAGCTGAGATGGTGCAAGTACCAGCACCGATGTTCATCACTGTAATTACTGTACCTACTGGGAATGCAACTGATGCATTAGTAGGGATCTTAAAAGCGTTAGCAGAAGCATTAGACATGGTGACCAAAGTTTGATACTGGTCTGTCGATACTGCTGTGTAGGTTGTACCTGTCTGGGCGTTAATCGTGAAAGCGACTAGGCCATTGAACATGGCACTGGTCATCACATCACCCGTTGCTGCTGGGAATCCTGTGGCCATTTGTTCTCCTTAGTATGAAAGTATGTTAGTGCCTAGTATCCCATAATTTGTTCCAATAATGAACGAATCGATGATGGGTTCTAGGGTGGTGAATGTGGTTTTCCAAGCATTAGGTTTGATGTCGTGAGACACGCCAAATACCTGCAAAGTCTTAGTTAGGGTAGATGAGCCAGGCTGAGTGGTGCTGACTGTTACTGGATCGAAGAAGTCGAGATCCAAGGCTGCGATTATGCCTGAGTTATAGTTATCAGTATAAAGGTCA